GTTGCAGCCAACACAACAACCGCTTATCCAGTTACTCTAAACACAACAAGTTTGTCCAATGGTGTTTCTGTTGCAAGCAATTCAAGGATTACTGTAGCTTTTGATGGCATTTGGAACTTACAGTTTTCAATTCAATTTAAGAATACCACTAATGATGGTCAAGACTTTGATATTTGGTTTCGCAAGAATGGTGTAAATATAGATAATTCAAATAGCCGTTTTCACGTGCCAGCAAGAAAGATTCTTGCCGATCCAAGTCATTTGATAGCAGCTATAAATTTCATGGAAAGCTTGGTAACTGGTGATTACATTGAAATAGTGTGGAGGACAACCGACACGGGGGTTAGTATTGAGCATTTTGCTGCCAGTTCAAGCCCAACAAGACCAGTAGTCCCTTCAGTCATTGTCACAATGACGTTTGTGTCTAACCTACCTACGCTATAGAATGCAGATATGGCTTACATTCCACTACAAATTCCTCCAGGCGTATACAAAAACGGGACTGAATATCAGTCTAAAGGTCGTTGGAATAGCGCAAATTTAGTGCGTTGGTACGAAAACACTATCCGTCCAGTAGGTGGATGGAGAAAGCGTTCTGCCAATCAAATGACAGGTTTAGCCCGTGGTTTGATTAACTGGCGTGATAACTCAAATAATAGACGTATCGGAATTGGTACACATTCAAAGCTTTATATAATGAATGAAGCTGGTACTTTGTTTGACATTACACCAACATCATTTACTGTTGGTGATGCAGATGCAGTACTTAAAATTGGTTATGGCTATGGTATTTATGGAACAGCAGCTTATGGTGTTGCTAGACCAGATTTAGGCTCATACACCCCTGCGACTACTTGGAGTTTGGATACCTTTGGTGAGTATCTGGTTGCCTGTTCATCTAAAGATGGTAAGTTGCTTGAGTGGCAATTAAATACTTCTAATGATGCGGTTGCTATTACTAACGCACCAACTAGCTGTACAGGTCTTATTGTTACTCAAGAACGATTCTTGTTTGCATTGGGTGCAGGTGGCAATCCTCGTAAGGTTCAATGGTGTGACCAAGAAAACAATACTGTTTGGACTCCTGCCGCCACCAATCAAGCTGGTGACTTTGAGTTAACCACTATTGGCTCTTTGATGTGCGCTAAACGCATCCGTGGAGCGACTATTCTGTTTACTGATGTGGATGTACATACTGCCACATACATTGGTCCTCCGTTCATTTATAGTTTTGAGCGCATTGGATCTGGTTGTGGTGTTATCTCTAAGCAAGCAGTAGCCGCTACTGACAATGCTTGTATTTGGATGTCTGGATCAGGATTCTGGATGTACGATGGCTTTGTTAAGCCACTAAATTCTGATGTTTCTGACTATGTGTTTAGCAACATGAACACAACTCAGTCTTCCAAGGTTTATTGCGTACACAACTCAACTTATGGTGAGATTTGGTGGTTTTACCCAAGTGCTGCCTCTAACGAAGTAGATTCTTATGTTTCTTACAATTATCGTGAGAATCATTGGGCTATTGGTACGTTAGCACGTACGTGTGGTACAGATCGTGGCATCTTCACAAACCCCATTATGGTATCTACAGACGGATACGTCTATGAGCATGAAATTGGATTTGCTTATGATGGTCAGACATTGTTTGCTGAGTCAGGACCAGTAGAGTTAGGTAATGGAGATAGGACTATGAGTCTGACAGGATTAGTTCCTGATGAAAAGACTGCGGGTGATGTTCAGGTTCGGTTTAGCACTAGGTTTTATCCAAACTCTACAGAATACAACTATGGCCCATATTCAATGGCTAATCCTACTTCAGTACGTTTAAGCGGAAGACAAGTAGCTGCAAAGATTGAGGGCGTTAGATTAACTGATTGGCGTGTTGGCGTTATTAGATTTGATGGGAAGCCTGGTAGTTTGAGATGATTGACTACGAAAAATACAAGATTAATGGTGAATTACCATTATGGGCTGTATCTTTTCAGAAAGTAGAGAAAATCTTACAACCTGCTTTAGAATACGACAATACATATAATATGCAGGACGTAGCCGACTGTATTGACAGTTGTACGATGCAATTATGGCCTAGTGATAATAGCGCAGTTATTACTCAGGTTCAAAACTTTCCAAGGATGAAGGTTTTGCACATATTTTTGGCAGGTGGTAATCTAGAAGAACTAGAGACACTTACCCCCCATATTCAGAAGTTCGCTGAAGACATGGGATGCCTCAAGATCACCTTAACAGGACGTAGAGGCTGGTCAAGAACTTTTGTATCTAAATTTAACATGAAGCCAACACATTATTGGCTATCAACGGAGGTGTAATTATGTCTGGTGGCTCAAGTCAACAATCGCAGCAGTTAGATCCTGCATTGCGTGAAGCTTATTTGCAAAATGTGCAAAGCGCACAAGGTGTAGCTGCAGGTTTAGCTCCTAGACAGTTTGCCGCATTTAATCCAGATCAACAAGCTGGCTTTAATGTTGCTCGTCAGTTTGCAGACCCCCGTGGTGAGGTTTTTACTGGTATGCGCTCGGCATTTGATGTTGCTGGTCGTGTTGCTAATTACAATCCCCAGAATGTTACATATAACGCTTATGGTGGTGCTACTGTAGATCCTGCGGCTTTGGCTGCCCAACAAGGTTATGTAGCATCTCAGTTTGGTGGAGCGCAAGCTGCTCCTGCATCTTTAGCCCAAGCTACTGGTTACACAGCAGAACGATTTGGTGGTGCTAGTGCTGGTGAGGCAGAAAGAGCACAAGCTGCTCAACTAGCCCGTTCAGCAGTTCGTGATGTTGCCGCAGAACGTATTGCCGCAGAGCGTATTGCCGCAGAGCGTATTGCTGCTGCACAAGCGGCTCGTAGTGGTGCTAGGGACGTATCTGCTACTGGTGTTACAGGCGCTCAAGTCGCATCTGAGGCTTTGGGTCAGATTGCACCTCAAGCCCGTGGAAATATTCGTGATATTGAAGCGGCTTCATTCCTAAATCAGAATATTCAGCAGTATATGAATCCATATACACAAGCTGTTACTAATCAAAGTTTGGCAGACTTAGAGCGTTCACGCCAATTACAACAACAACAGACTGCGGCTCAAGCTACTGCTGCTAGAGCTTTTGGTGGTTCTCGTCAGGGTGTTGCTGAAGCAGAAACTAATCGTGCATTTGGAGAGAATGCGGCTCGATTGATTGCCCAACAAAACGCTGCTGCTTATCAGGCTGCACAACAAGCTTCTGAGGCTGACATTGCTCGTACTATGCAAGCTCAACAGCTTAACCAAGCTCAAGATGCCGCTACAACACAACAAGCATTGCAATTGGCGGGTCAGTTTGGTTTGGCTAATCAAGATGCAAACTTACGTGCGGCTTTGGCTAATCAAGGTGTTGATGTCCAGTATGGTCTTACAAATGCCCAACTTCAACAACAAGCGGCATTGGCAAATCAGGCTACTGGATTGACTGCGGCTCAAGCTAATCAAGCTACTGGTTTACAAGCAGCTCAAGCTAATCAAGATGCAAATTTAAGGGCCGCTCTTGCAAATCAAGGCTATGATTTTAGTGTTGGTCAGATGAACACAATGAACCAACAAGCTGTTAATTTGGCTAACCAAGCGGCTGCTAATCAGATGGCTCAGTTTAATGCTGGTAATCAACAGCAAGCAGGTTTGGCATCACAAGCAGCAGTTAATCAAGCTTCTCAGTTTGGTGCTGGCGCTCAGAACACAATGGCTGCTCAGAATGCTGCCGCACAAAATGCTTTGGCTCAGTTTAATGCTGCAAATCTTCAACAAGCAGGTTTATCAAACCAAGGTGCTTTAAATCAAGCTTCACAGTTTGGCGCTTCTGCATTTAACCAAGCAGGTTTGGCTAATCAAGCGGCTTTAAATGCACGTGCTGCACAACAAGCAGGATTGACTCAGCAAGCAGGTTTGACTAACGCTCAGAACTTCTTACAAGCTAACTTAGCTAATCAGCAAGCGGGTTTGACTGCTAACCAACAGCGTTTAGGTGCTTCTGGTCAGATGGCTAATATTGCACAAGGTGGTCAGCAGATGGGTCTGGCTGGCGCACAAGCTTTGGCAAACATTGGAAATGTTCAGCAACAGTTCTCACAACAACAGTTGGATGCCATTCGCAATCTGCCATTGGAACAACAACAGATTATCAACCAAGCATTGGGACTCAATGTTGGTGGTGGTTCAGGAATGCAATCATCTTCTACTTCACGCCAAGGTTTGCTTGGCTTGTTGGGTATCTAAGGAGTTTATATGTTTAATCTTGGTTTGCTGTCTGATGCAGCGCTTACTGGTCTAAGTGAAGATGAAAAAAGTAACCTGCAAAAGCAAGCTACTCAACAATTCTTGCTTGGATCTTTGTTAAGCAATGACCCCTCTATGGGCTTGAAGTCTGCTCTTTCTGTGCCAGATCAGTATTTGAGTGGTCAACGTGCTATTTCTGAGATGCAAGAAAAGAAGCGCCAACGTGGTGAAGTTTCTAGCTTCTTGGAACAGTATGCTCCTACTCCTATGCAAGCAGGACAACAATCGTTTGTAAACGCACCTGCTAGAACTTCAGCAGATTATGGCCCATCTCCACAGGCTGCTCAAAGACAAATAGACAGGCTAAATGCTCCTATTGATTACACCAGAGCTTTAGCTGATTCTTTGCGTTTGTCAGGTAATCCTGCACAACCTCAGATTCGTGAAACTTTAGCGGCTATGCAACCTAAGTTTGTAGGTGATCTACGTGTTGATGCAAGTGGTCGTGTAGTTGGTGCATTGCCGACACAGAAAGAAGGTATCCAGACTCAGTTCAATCTTGCTACTGGACAATACGCATCTAATCCTGTGCAGAACTACATGATGTCTCAAATCATGAGTCAAAGACCCGAAGTATCTGCTAATACTATGCTTGGTGTTACACCACAAGGAAATATTCAGCAGATGGCTATTCCTGGTGCAACCGAGGCTGTCGGTGCGCTTGAAAGAGCTAAAGCAATTGCTCAAGCAGAGGCACAAGTTGAACAAGTTATTGGCGCAGATGGAAAAACATATTTCGTACCTAGGTCTTCTTTGCTTACTCAGCGTCCTGCTGTGGGCGGTACAACAGGTGGTACTGCTGGAGGTGGCGTTGCTGGCGCAGTAGCTAAGATTTCTCCTGCTCAAGAAGCAGTTAATCTTGCAACATCAAATCGATACAATGAGTTTACAAAGACTGCCTTAGATGCCGCTTTGACAGTTGGTGATCGTAAGACTTCTGCTGAATATTTGTATAACGCTGCTGAACAACTTGACCCAAATAAACTTACAGAGTTTTTTGCTACGGGTGCGGCTTATATGAGAGCAATACCTGGTGTTGGCGATAAATTTGACTCATTGGTAGGCAATGTCAACTTGCTAAACAAGACACGATCTGAAGGTGTTTTGAAGGGCTTGAGCAACATTAAAGGCAATGCCAATGCGTTTGAGGGCGGTATTGTTGATAAGGCCACAACTGGCGTAACTGATCCTAAGTTTGTTACTAAGTATGTGTCTGCTTTGGAGATTGCTGCCGCAGATAAAGATGATGCTCGTCAGAGATTTATTGATGCCTATACGGGTGATCCTAAAGCCGTTTACACGGCATGGGCTAATTCTCCTGATAATCCACGTTTGTATAACCATCCAAAAGTTAACCAGTTCCTTAATGAGCAAGTTGCTGCTTGGCAACGTGGTGGCTCACAAGGTACTCCTGTAATGCCATCTGGTTTTACAGTAGGCCGTAGCAAATCTACTGGTGCAATCCTCATTAAGAAGCCTGATGGCTCTACATATACAGTAGGTCAATAATGGCAACTAAAGACGAAATCTTTGCTTTTGCTGCTCAAGAGGCAGAGAGGCAAGGTGTTCCTCTTTCGTTAGTGCAGGGCGTTGTTGATACAGAGTCTGGTGGTGCTTTCAATGCCATTGGACCAAAAACTAAGTCTGGTGATCGTGCCTATGGACCCATGCAGTTGATGAGTGCTACTGCTAAAGATCTTGGTGTTAATAGGATGGATTGGAAAGATAACATCCGTGGTGGTGTTAAATATCTAGGCCAATTGTCAGAGCAATTTCAAGATCCTAGTTTGGTCATGGCAGCTTATAACGCTGGTCCAGGTAATGTACAAAAGTATGGTGGTATTCCTCCATTTAAAGAGACTCAAAATTATGTTCAAAAGGTTCAAAACTTTATGGCTAAATCTACAACTGATGACGATTTCGTTCCTTTCGGACAAGAAACAAAAGCTAAAGCAGCTCCTCAAGTTGTAGGCGCTGACGATTTTGTGCCATTGTCTGGTACTCAACAAGCCGCACCCCAAACTGGTGGAAGCCAGTTTATGCAAGATGTGCAAGCAAGCTTCAACCCATTAGATGTTTTGCGTGGCAAGACTACTGGTGGACAATTAATCTTTGGTACTGCCAATTTGATGTCTCAAGGCATTAAAGGTGGTTTAAGTGCGCTTGGCTTATCTGATGAATACCTTGGCATTGATCGCACTAAACAACAACCAGTAGCCGCACCTACTCCATCTATTAGCGACATTTTAAAAGGCACTTATAAAGTTGCTACAGAACGTCCAGGATTGCTTGTTGGTGGTTTGGGAACTAGTTTATTTGATCCAACAAACTTAGTTTTGCCTGGTGCATTACAAAAATCTATTGTTTCTGGAACACCTGCTGCATTTGTAAGAGCTGCACCAAAAACTGCTGGTTTAACTCAAAATGTTTTAACTGGATCAACTACTGCTGGAATTACATCTGCCGCAGGACAAGCCGCAAATACTGGCACTATTAATCCTTTGCAATTAGCAAATGAAACTGTTGCTGGTGCATTGATGACCTTGCCAACGGCTACAGTTAGTGGTTTATCTACTCCCAAAACGCCAGCTAATTTAACTCAGTCTCAGTTAGTTGCTGAACGTGCTATTGCTCAAGGCGCAACATTGCCTCCCACACAAGTTAATCCTTCAATGTTGAATCGATTGCTTGAAGGATTCTCTGGCAAACAACAAACTGGTCAAGTTGCTTCTATTAAAAATCAAGAAGTAATTAATGCTCAAGCTCGTAAGACTTTGAATTTACCAGAAGATACAGTTATTACACCCCAAGTATTGCAGGACTATCGCAATGTTAAGGGTCAAGCTTACGATGCTTTAAAAGCCAATAACACTTACTACGCTGACAAACAATTCTTTACCGATATAAACAAGCGCACCGCAGAACTTCAAAAGTTAGCGAATACAACAGATGTAACTTCTGAACTTAGAGTTCTCAATGGCTTAAAGCAGATGAACTTTGATGGTGTTGGTTTGGTTGAGCAGATGAAGCGTCTCCGATACGATGGTGAGGCAAATCTTGCATCTGTAGATCCTGCCAACAGAAGTCTTGGTCAGGCACAGAAGTTTGCCGCAAGACAATTAGAAGATCTTGCAGAGCGTAATCTGAAGAACTTTAATCAGCCAGATGTAATGTCTAACTTTAAGCAAGCCCGTCAGGATATTGCCAAGAGTTACACAATTGAAAAATCATTGAATGCTGTAACTGGTGATGTATCTGGTGCTAAGTTAGGGCAACGTGCTGCAACAGGAAAGATTGTTCCTAGTGAACTTCAAGCATTAGCAGATGCTGCTGCCGCTTATCCAACTGCCTTCCAGAATACTTCTCGTATTGGTAGTGTTCCTGGCATTAGTCCATTGGATATAGGAGCCGCAGGTGTTGCTGCTGCATCAGCAAGTAATCCTAGTTTGCTTGCTACTGTATTGGGTAGACCAGCA